ATTTGATTGAGTTTATTAACTCTTTCATTAATAGTTTTTAAAGTTTTTTTAGTAAAAATTAATGAATCAAGTGCTTCGTATAGTTTTTCGTTTTGTATTTCATCAATTTTTTCAATTTTGTTGTCATCCATGAATTTAGCAACTTTTTCGTTAAATTCTTTTAACGTTGTTCTGTTTATACCATCTAAATAAGCAATACCTTCACTTATATAATCTTTTAAATTTTCAGTATTTTCTATTTTGTCAATATAATCAAATAACATATATTCTCTCAATAACATTTTATTTTTTGAAATAATTGATGTATATTCTTTCATTAATTTAGGTCCATCTTTTCTTTTTAAAAGATTACTTATGTTTTGTAAGAATATAGCATTTAGCTTGCCTATGTTGTTTTCCATATTGTTATGTATTTTTATATAAATATGTTTATAATTTAATTTTTTAAATGAATTTACAATTTATTTTATTAAATAAAACCACCTCGAATTTGAAGTGGTTTTAATTTTTATTTATTCAGTTTTTTGTCTAAAAGCTTTATCAGTTGATTTGTTTCTTCGTTCTTAATGAAAGCTTTATCAATTATTGGTACAATATCTTCCGCACTTTCATTCATTTTCTTTTTATTTGCATTTATGTATTTAAGATATGCGTTAAGGTAAGTGTCTTTCCTTTCCATGTTTATTTCCTTTAATATATTTTTTCGTTCTACTAATAACTTGTCAACTTTTTTCTTGATTGATTCAAGTTTTGGTGGTTCTACGTCTGGGGCATTTGTTGGTTCTGTTTGGGATGCGCCACCAGATTCATGTGTCCCACTATTTTCAGGTGTCCCACCAACTTCAGGTGTCCCACCTAATTTATCAGTAGGTGATTCTGAGCCACCAAGTTCACTTCCGAATTCACTTCCGAATTCCCCTCCGAAGCCACTAACTCCCCCACCAGAGCCTTTAACTTCGTTACCCATTGGATTTTCAGCTGTCGCATATTCGGCATCTGGCTCACCGTACATATCGTCAATTTTATCAAACAAACCAGTTCTTTTGATAATTTGTTCTGTTTTTGCTAATTCAGCAGCAAGTGCTTTTTCCATTCTTATTTCAAGCATATTTTGCGTTATCTCTTCGTCTGACCAACCCAATATTTCTCTTTGAGCTCTTGTTAAAGACATAACTTGTATACCATTACCTGCGTCTTGAACAGCAGTTGCACAAAGTGATATTTTTTTACTTAATTCCTCTAATTTTAATATTTCAGACTGGGTAGATGGATTATTCATCGTTATCCTGAAATTACCAAGTTCATCAGTAAATCCATTTAAATATAAATGAATAACAGCAATTTTAGTTAACTCCATAATAAGTGATTGTTGAATTCTGTTGATTGTTCTTGTAAATCTAATATCTTTAATAGCCAAATTTTTACCATCTCCAGCTGATTCTTCAAAATTTAAAAATTCTTTAGGAATTCTAAGAGCTGTTAATAATTTATTTTGTATGTATTTTAAATCTTCAATTTTATCCAAGTTTGAAGCTGCTTGTAATGTTTCAATTGGATTTGCTGCGCCTTCTGTTTTAACTGGTATAAAAATATCATGGCTTACATCCATCATATTTTTTCTAATATCTAACTGACCAGTTTCTGGGTCAATAATTGGAGTTCTTTTGAATGTGTTAGCAATTTCCTGTACATAGGCTGGAATATCACCATCATCAATATTACCAACAAATATTTTAAATACTCTTCGCTCGATACTTCTCTCTAATCTATAGATTAACATCATGTCTTCCATCATTGATAAAATTCTGAAATGTCTTCTGGCTTTACTTAAATAACTTGTACCGTATGGTAAAAACGATGAATCTGTTAATAATCTAAAATGTGCAATCTGCCAATTTTTAAATGGCATACCAACATTTTGACCAATCCAAACGAATTCAGTATCCCTATTTCTTTGAAAATCAGTTGGCACTACAACATAAGGATTGTAAACACCATTTTCTACTCTCTCAATTTCATATACTGGCATTTGTCTTGCGCCGATAATACCATTTTCGTCAGTAATGTTTAACATAACAAAAGCATTACCGTATTTACACATTGAACGAGTCCACATTGGTAAGTTTATGTGAATATCTAGCCTATTAACAAATAAATCATCTAATAATTTTTTAATCCTATCAGATTTTGATGTTATATTTAGTATTTGCCCTTTCATATTAGTTACGGTAGCCTCTTCCGATACCAAATCCAAAGCAGCGCCAATTTCTGGGTACGAATCCATCACGTCAGCATCTCGATACATTAATTTTAAGTTGTTTGTAACTAAATTAGTTGTTTGACTTAGATTTAACCCAGCACTAACCCATTGGTTGGCTAAATATTTTTCCTGTCTGATTTGAGTTTTTGTTTTTTCAAATTCAGCTTTGTCTTTTGTTTTGTAAATCGTATCGTTATTAGTTATTGTATAGGAATGTATTTTTTTCTGTTGTTTTTCAACATTTTTATCAAAGCCGTACAGTAATGCGTTACCAAGGTTTTGAAATATCGTTCTTTTTTCTTCAGCCATATTATTTTAATTTATTTTAATTATAGAGCAATTTTTTATTTATTAAACAGTTATCTTCTTATGAATTGATTCATTTGCATGTTCAAATACTTGTTCAACATTTTGTTCGTATCGTTAGGGTCTGTTTGTTGCATTTGTTTCATATCTATCATACTACTTGTATAGAAAGGTAATGGGGTTTTTTTTAATTTATCACTAAATATTATTTCGCCAATAACACCATTTACCGCTTGTTGTGCACCAATCATACTTTTCAGCATAGCAATATTTTTTTCTTTAACTCTTTCTAATCTTTTGATTGTAAACTGATAAATAAATAATCCCATAGCCATAGATGTGATTGTATCATCATGAAAACTACTTTGATGGTCTGGTCTACCATTTTTCCAGATAAACGTATCCAATTCAGCAGTGAATCTTTTGGACCTAGGTCTTATTTCGTTAAATCTTAACATTTTTTCAAGATTCATTATCATTTGTTGTCTTAAATATCCAGCTCTAAAACCAGGAATTCTTTTTTCATCGTTAACTTGTGTTAACTTTGGATTTTCACTGGTGATATTTTTAAGATTAGCATCGTCATAATATATATTAGGGTAACCAAGAGATTGCATTGTTAAAGCACATGCATCTCCAGATGAGCCAACACAATCAATAACCGCAAGTGCGTTTCCGTAAACTCTACCATACTGGTCCGCTAGTACTCCAAGTATATCTCCTTGTAATTTACCTTGATATTCAAATACTTGCTCAATACATGGCAGACCATCATCATCAATAGCATCAATATCTAAAATATGAATAACAGATGAGTCATCACCAGACCCAGTTGAAACATCAATAGGCATTAAATATCTATGACCCTCAATAGGTTCGCTGAATATCCAAGCTTCTTCATAAAAATTATCTATATACAAATGTTCTTTGTTATTTATTTTTTTATGAAACTCAATAACATCAATATCGACCACAGTACCAGCTGAACCTAAGAATGATACGTCTAACTCCTGCGCTATTTTCTGTCTATCTTGGTTAAATGTATTACACATTTTAATATACCATGGTGATGAAGGCTTGTATCCTTGTGATTCCATAGACTCCCAATGCTCAGGATTATATTCAATTGAACCATCTTTTGATATAACATCCTCAATAACAATATCTACCTTACCAGTTTCCTTGTTTAATTTTTCCCATTTTAAATTTTTATTGTAACGTGGGTCTTGAAACCATTTTAACTCAACTAAATGAAAATCGTTTTCTTCTTTCTTGGCTTTGTTATATATATCATAATATAGTTCATCCTTACCGTTTGGAGTTGAAATCATAACAATTCTACCACCAGTAGCTGTTGTTGCAGCAGCTTGTGAGTATACTGTTTTACCTTTTTCAATAAATGCAGCCTCATCAAAAATTAACCATGATACAGCTGATACCCCACGGGCAGCATTTTCTCCAGATGAAACTGCAACAACCTTACAACCATTGAACAATTCAATTTGTGTTTGATTTGCTAATTTGTAAATTGTTTTTGCTTCTTTTTCTGGTGTTCCATAGTAATCACTACCCCAGAACCATCTTGGTATTTGGTCTAAGAATTCTTTGATTTTCTTTAAATCTAATTTTGACAAATCCAGTCTATTGGCTACGATTAAAACTGTTTCTGGCTTTCCTTTTTGAGCTAATGCAATCTCACATGCAATGAAAGCGGATGTTGTTGTTGATATACCAGCCTGACGTGGTTTTGTCGTTATATTTCTTGGATATTTACCGAATGCTGTAACTAATTCTTTTTGTTTTGGGAATAATTTGAAGGCAACGGTATTATTTTGTGTGGCATCGAAAGTTGATAGATAATTCTCAATCATGTAGATTCTAGATTTATCAGCATAACATTTTTTATATTCTGATAATATTTGTTGTTGTGTTAACATAATTTTTGTAACTTATTTGTCTATAAATATGTAGACTATCAAAAATTAATCTAATTTTTAATAAAAAAAGTTTTTTAAGGTATTTATATAATAAATATAATATTATGAAATTAGATGCAGAGGTAAAATCGCTATTTAAAAAAGTTAGAGTTAAACTTGGTGCTGGTATTAGAAATGTACAGTTAGATGACGACCAATTATACGAATTATTCGAAATGTGTGTCGAAGATTACGCTAAACTTGTACAAAATTGGCTTATTGAAACTCAATGGACATCAATATATGGTAAAGATGTGACAACAACAGATATGGCTTTTGCTATGTCTGTCAGAACTTTTGACTATTTGAAAGATTATTCATATTGGTTTTCTAAAGAAGTTGGTTTACAACAAAGAGGTCCTTGGGAATTGAAAAAAGATTTCATAACAGTCGAGATGGGTAAACAAAGTTATATTGTTCCAGCTGGAAGGGAAATTAATAAGGTTTTACACATGACACCACCAACAACACAAACAGCTGTAATGGCTAGTTATGGTGGGGTTGATGTAGGTATGGGAATGAGTGGCATGGCTCAAATGGGTGGCGGAATGGGCGGTACAGCTGGTTTCATGGGTGGATATTTTATTGCACCAGCATATGATACGATGTTGTTAGCATCTGATTTACAAATGAAACAAAGGTTACTTAGAGGAGATTTAGTTTATAAAGTAACTGGTGGACCTGATGGAACTAAAATTATACATTTATTATCAACTCCAGGTTCTAAGATGTCATTTTCATACCCTTATGGAACTAATGGCTCCATATTTGGTGTGGCTGGTAGTCATATTTGGTATACATACTATGATGTAAATGGAAAAGATGCTGCAAAATGTAGAAAAATGAATCCAGATATATTATTAACACCTGACCAAGTTCCACTTGACAAAATGGAATATAGTTTAATGAATGAACCAACAAAAGTAACAATCCGTCAATTATTAATTGCAGAGGCTAAAATTTTATTAGGTAATATTCGTGGTTATGCAAGCGGTAAAATTAGTATACCTGATGGTGAAATGACTTTAGATTACGCAATGTTACATGAACAAGGTAAGGCTGAAAGGGATGAAGCTATTAAAGAATTAATGGAACGTTTATCTAGAATGACACCAGAGGCTCAATTGGCATCAATGGCTAAAATGGCTCAATCAATGAATGAAATAAAAAAAATGCAACCAGTACCAGGTTGGGTTATAGCGTAAAACAAATAAGGCTGCAATTATGCAGCCTTTTTTCATTTATCATCTTCTTTTTTAATTACTTTATTAATCATTAGTTGTTTCTTTATAATTGTACTCCAAACTCTCTCAGATATAGTATCGTTAAATAATTGAACATACGCATAAACATCTTTTGTTTGCGTTAAACGATGTAATCTATCAATTAGCTGAATTAAATCACCTGGAACATATGGTATTGAGTTGACAATCATCTTACTTGCTGCTGTTAAATTTAATCCAACACCACTAGCCAGTATATTACCAATAAATACAGTCGTTTTAGGGTCTGTCATAAACTTTTTTTCGGCTGCATCTTTTTGTTTGGTGCTCATGGAACCGTTATAAACAACACATTTGTCACTGTAGTATTCTTTAAATTTATCAATTTCATTATTAAACGCACATCCTATAAATATTTTCTCACCATCTTCTAATATTTCATTTGCAAGTTCAATTGTCCTTGAAATCATAAATTCAGAAACTTTCATTCTTAATAAGATACCTTCAGTTAGGTCTTTGTTTAAATTAGTTTTTCCAATGTTAAATTGAGCTTGTTCGTATTCAGCCCATGTACTATCGTATTGCTTTTTTTCTTCATCTGTTAAATCATAATATCTATCAATAACATTTCTGTTAACCATACCAGGAATATCGTCTTTAATTCTTCTTATATAAGTATTTTTAACTTTTTCTTTTAATTCTTCTAAATTTGACGACCCACTGGTTATCCATATTGGTTTTCCAGTCTTTCGTGGTGTTATTTGTTTGCCATCGCAATAAGTTCTAACGTAATATTCCCAATTTTTAGATAATTCATGACCTATTAAGGTTAAAATGTTTAAAAAATTCAATGGTTTATTAGTAATAGGCGTACCAGTCATTAAATATATATCTTTAATATCTGATTTTTCAATGAAATCTTCAATTATTTGATACCTGTTAGACGTGTTATTAGATAATTTATGTGCTTCATC